GTTGAAACATTAGCTTGGGGTGCTCAAATGAACAACTCAGGTTCAATATTATCTTCAGGTGCTTTAGTAAGCGGTAGTGCTACTAACGTACGTTGGCAAGTTCAAAACGTAAATACTACACAAGGTACATTTACCTTACTTGTAAGAAGTGGTAATGATACAGATGCTCAACCAAACGTTCTTGAAACTTGGACTAATTTAAGTTTAGACGTTGATCAACCAAACTATATTGCTAGAGTAATTGGTAATACTAAACCAGTTTATACCTATTCGGCAGCAGATGGTCAAGGATATATTGATTACAGTGGTGATTTTCCAAATGCATCAAGATACATTAGAATTGCAACAGTAACACAAGCTCAATTCGGTACATTTGATAATAACGGATTATACCAATCAGCACTATTTAGCGGAAGCCTACCAGCAAATGGAGATGGAGGTTTAGCAGGTGCATTTAATGGTGGGTTAATAGATACTACATTACCAAGATTCATGTATGAAAACATTATTAGTGGTGTAACAAATACTCAAGGATTTACAACAGAAGATTACTTCCCAGCAATTAATTTATTAAACAATTCAGACGAATATGTATTCAACATATTATTAACTCCTGGTTTATTCTTAGCAGGTGGAAATTCAAATATTAATATTGGTGCTAACGGTGCTGATCCAATCGCTTTATGTGAAGGAAGAGCAGATGCTTTATCAGTAGTTGATTCTGTTCCTTATGGAGGTACAGTTACAAGTGCTAAAACAGCAGCAAATGCTTCAAATTCTAGCTACGCTGCTACATACTGGCCATGGTGCCAAATCTTCAGCTCAGCAATGGGTAGATTAGTATGGGTTCCTGCTTCAGTATTAATGGGTGGTGTATTTGCTTTTACAGATCAAGTATCTGCACCATGGTTTGCTCCAGCTGGTACTACTAGAGGTGGTATTCCAAATGTAGTAAAAGTTGAAAGAAAATTATCATTAAGCGATAGAAATAACTTATATTTAGACAATGTAAACCCATTAGCTACATTCCCTGGAAATGGTGTTGTAGTATTTGGTCAGAAAACATTACAACAAAAAGCAACTGCTTTAGATAGAGTAAATGTTAGAAGATTATTAATTGCCTTAAAAGGATATATTAGTGGTGTATCTCGTTCATTAGTATTTGAACAAAATACAGCAGTTACAAGAAACAAATTCTTAAACCAAGTAAACCCGTACCTAGACTCAGTAGTACAAAGACAAGGTTTATATGCGTTTAAAGTAATTATGGATGAATCAAATAACACACCAAGTGTTGTAGATAGAAACCAATTAATAGGTCAAATTTACATCCAACCAACTAAAACTGCTGAATTCGTAATATTAGATTTCACAATTTTACCAACTGGTGTATCATTCCCATAAGAAGTAATATTTATAATAAACAATTAATAAATACAACATAACATGCCTATATTAAACGCAAACGAAATTATGTTTACCCAATATGAACCTAAAGTACCAAATAGGTTTATAATGTATGTAAACGGTATCCCATCATATATTATTAAAGGTGTTAGTGCCGTAAATTTCGATGATGGAGAGATTATATTAGATCACATCAACACCTATAGAAAAATCCGTAGCGGAAAAAGACTATGGGGTGATATGACATTCACATTGTTCGATCCAATTGCTCCATCAGGTGCACAAGTAGTAATGGAATGGGCTCGTTTAGCATATGAATCAATCACTGGTAGAGCTGGTTACTCAGATTTCTATAAAAAAGACATTACATTTAATGTTTTAGGTCCAGTTGGTGATGTAGTATCAGAATGGGTTGTTAAAGGTGCTTTTATTAAAACAGCAAACTTTGACGATTACGATTGGTCAACTTACACAGAAGCAGTTAATCTTACTATGACAATTGGTATGGATTATTGCATCTTAAATTACTAATATGAATCAAATTCTTAAACAACTAATTCAAGAATGCATTTCTGAAGCACTTGATGGACCTATAGGTTCTGATGGGAATGTAGATCAAAACAGAAACAGTGTTGACAACATGCAACGTGGTTTCGTTTATATGCTAGGTGAATTAGATATACTAAAGGATTATGAAAAATTAACAGATAGAGAGAAATCAGATTTCGTCTCAGGAATAAAAGGATATATTGATCGTTATTTCTCAGATAGAACAGATGCTCCTAGACATTAAAACATAAGTAAATAAAAAACCCGATAGAAATATCGGGTTTCTTTTACGAAAAACATTCTTTTGTTATATTTATATATATAAAATTAAAATAAGTTTATGACAGATTTAAAAATTCCAACGGAAACGGTTACATTACCATCAAAAGGTCTTGTTTACCCTGAAACATCGTTGTTAGCTAAGGGAGAAATCGAAATGCGTTACATGAGTGCACGAGATGAAGATATCTTAACTAACATTAACTTTATTAAGCAGGGAACTGCTATTGATAAATTACTAAAATCACTTATAGTAACACCAATTGATATTGATGAATTAGTTACAGGTGATAAAAATGCAGTTTTATTTGCTGCTCGTATCTTAGGATATGGTAAAGACTATTCATTTAGATTTAGAAACGAATCAACAGGTAAGGATGATGAATATACCTTAGATTTAACTACATTAGGTGAAAAACCTTTAGACGAAAATATATTCGAAAAGGGCAAAAATGAATTTGAATTTCAACTACCTAAATCTGGTAATACGGTAACATTTAAGTTACTAACCGGTAACGACGATAAAGCAATTGACGCGGAAATTAAAGGACTTCAAAAGATTGACCCAAATGGCTCATTCGAGAATACTACGCGTTTAAAGCGCATGATAATCGCAGTTAACGGCAAGAATGACCTGGTATCGATTGTAGATTTCGTAGATAATTACCTACTAGCCCCAGATTCAAGAGCATTAAAAAAATATTATAATGAAATATCTCCAGATATTGAAACTACAATAACTTTAAACAAAGATGGCTACGTTCAGGAGGGCGTAAATATCCCTATCGGGATTAACTTTTTTTGGCCTGACGCTTAATTACAGAGAATATCTATTTTCTAGAATACATGAAATTGTATTTTTTGGAAATGGAGGATATGATTGGAATACAGTTTACAATTTGCCTATTTCGCATCGTGATTTTATTTATAAACAAATAAGAGAACATTTTGAAAAACAAAATAAAGAAAACGAAAAACAGCAGAAATCTATAAAATCAGCTTCATCAACAACTGTTAAACCCCCAATGAATCCAACCTACACAGCAAAAGCCCCACGAAAGTAGGGCTTTTCATATTTATCTATATAATACACTACTATGGCGGACAATATTAATAATGAAAAATTAGATCAATATAATGATTCTCTAAGAGAATCGCTTGATTTATCCAAAATGTTATCTTCAAATATTGTAGCTTTAGCCGGAAGTATGGCTAAAGTAAACATGGAAGGGCTAAAAACTTTAAGTGGCTTAAAAGAAATTGGTAAAGATATTCAAAAAACTATAAATCTTACTGATAAATTAAGAGCGGGTAAATTAAAAGAGAAAGAAGTTAATTTCCAAATTGCAAAACTTCAAGAAGATTATAATAGATATATTAGTGACACCGAAAATGGTCTTAATAATATCTATAGTATTACCCAAAGACAAGCAGATCTACAACAACAAATCTCGGATGATGCTAATAAAAAACTACGATTAGAAGGAGAAATAAATAGAGAAACAACTCTTAATATATCCTTAAATCAACAATTAGTTAACAAATTACAAGCTATAGCTAATGCCTCTATACAACATAAACAAGGATTAAAAGATGAGGCCGCTATATTAAGACAAGAAATAAGTTCATCCAACAGCGTTTTAAATATTAAGGAAAAACAAATAAGTCAGACTGATAAACTTATTGATAAATCCCAAAAAGAAATAGATCAAATAGGTAATATATTATATGCTCATGATAGACTTATTGATAGTTATGCTGATGAAATTGAAAAAAATGAAGCTTTAGTAAAATCACTTAAAGAACAAGGATTATTATCTCGATTAAACAGTAAAAATATAGATAATATGTCTAGTGGGTTAAAAGATATAAAAAACCTACTCGGACCCTTTGCTGCTATATTTGAATTTATTAAAAAAATCGCTTTTAGCGCCTCAGATCAAGTAGTTAGAATACAAAAAGGTTTAGTTGCTAGTAAAGAAGAAGCATATGCTTTAAGACAAGGATTTAATGATGCCGCGGTAGCTTCAGGGGATATAGCAGTTAATACTGAAAGAATGGTTGTTGCTAATACTGAATTAGGCAAGCAATTAGGATTTAATTCGCGTTTTAGTAATGACATGAATATACAGTTCATTAAATTAACTAAACAACTTGGGATTAGTGAAGAAGCAGCAGGAGGTTTAGCTAAACTTACTAAAGCATCTGGAAGAGAATTTAAAGATGTTAAAAATACTGTTTATCAAACTACACAAGCCTTATCTTCTCAAAATGGTATTCAAATAGACCAAAAAGAAGTTATGGAAGAAGTAGGTAAAATAACTGGTCAAACATTAGCTATGTTAAAGGGTAATCCTCAAGCATTAACTGAAGCTGTTGTTCAAGCCAAATTATTAGGTACTACTTTAGAAAGTGCTAAAAAATCAGGAGCAGCTTTACTTGACTTTGAATCATCTATCGAA